TGTTGTACGCCTGCTGACTAAGCACGTCCGGGCCAGCAATCCGTTGGCCTTGGTATGTCTGATAGGGTTTAAGTCCAGATACTTGCGGTTGACCATTAGAGTCAAGGAGTAACTGCCCGTTAGCATCGCGCTTATAGTCGTAAATTGCCCCTTCAGTAGCGCCAAGCATGCGCTCAACCTGCGCACGTGCGTAGTCAGGGATCGACGTTTGCGTTTGAACAATTTGTTGTGGATCTGCCATGACTATTCCTTATGCGGGCAGCAGGCTTTCTGCATTTGTATCGGTAGCTACGCGGTGTTTGCCGGTTGTTTTGCTTCTTGCGCGCTGCACGCGGTCCATCATTGCGTATAGTTTACGCGCACCCGCTTCAGTTGAGCCATTGCCAATCTCAGACACGATGCGTGCCGGTACAACAAATTCCCCATCGGCTAGCCGCGCGGGTTGGCGATCCCCAATCATTGCCGGGATGTTGTCAGATACGCCATCACCGGGGCCGCGAAGTAAGCGCCCACCATCAGAGTAACCACCCAGCGTCCCTAAACCGCCTTGGTTAAAAGCCACAACGCCACCTGTCGCAGCTTTGTATGGCTCGGGCACATCATAGGTATCGTTGAAGTAGCGCGCTTCCCCTTGCCCAGTATATGGCGTTGGGTTTTGTTTGCGGTTGAGAATGATCGGGCGGATCATGGCTTGTGGAGTAACGCTGCCTAGCGTTGGCATCTTGGTCGTCTGATTCGCTTGGATGCCCGCCATGATCGGAAGTGCCGTGGCTGCTAGCATACCCGCGCCTTTCATTGTGCTGCCACCACCAAGAGTGTTAAGCGCTGAACCGGGGTTGTTCATTGCAGACGTAAAGCCCCCGGTTAATTTGTCATACGGCGACATACCTGCGGCTGCGGCTCTGCCTTGTTGTGCTGCATACTCCGCAGCCATTTGTGGACTTGCTGAACCTTCTGTTGCTAGTGCGGCATCGTATGCAGATTTTGTCGCAGCTTGTGACGCAGCGTCTGCTCCAATATTGGACAGCCCGCTACTAAGACTTGCCCCACCGTACGCACCCAACCCGGCCATGAGTCCTTTCTGCAAGCTACCAGTAGCCAGAGCGCCAATCCCACCAGTAACTAGTCCAGCCGCAGCCGCGTTGGATATGCCGCCCATCATTGTCCCAAGTCCGGGCACAAAATAATCAAGAGCAAATCCGGCCAGCGGAGCGGCAATTGGTTTGATTGCTTTCCAAGCACTGCTGAAGATGTTCGCTTCCGGCAGACCCGTGTGTGGGTTAATTGTCAGCGAGCCGCCATGGGCCATGGCTAAGCGTTGGAGTCCGTGCACCTCGTCTGGCGTTACGTGCATAAGCATCGAGTCGCCGTTGCGACCATAGCCAGCCATGTGATGGGCAAGATTTTGTAGGCTCATGATTACGTCGCTGTGTTACTAATTAAAATGCCTTGCAAAATTAAACCAACAGAGTGTGTTCCTGATGCGGTTGAAAATTGCCATTGGATGTCTGTTTTTTGTGTGTATGGAAACGGGTTTACTCTAGGAACTTGATATCTTTGGTCCCAAGCTGTTTGCAATACTGTTAGAGTAACTGGGTTTGTTTGAGCGTTGTTTGTGCTTTTAACTTGGTAGTTAATTGCGTTTCCGGGCGCGGCATCTCCGTTAAACGCATTAATGGATATCAAGTACATTGTGTATCCATTTGGTACAGAGTACACGGCAGCTTGCGACCTTCCCACCCCTGTTGAAATTTGCGAGTAAGTAACCCCACCATTCTTGGCTGTAATTGTTCCTACGTTAGTAGTTTGACCAGTCCCTGTACTAGTCATAATCATGTTGTTAATGCGGAGAAACTGATTGGTTGTAGTTACGCCTGTTACGCCGTTTAGCGTTACTGTTTCTGTTATGGCATCCCAACTTGAATTAAGTCCGCTAATAAGTATTGTTGCTCTAGTGTTGTCGGACGCTGAAGTGCTGGCAAGTGTCATTGTTACAGCAGATGCCGGGAAAGCATATTGAGTGGTCCCCGTTAATTCCCACAATGTATAAAGGGTTGTCTTAACAGAATCAGAAAACGCAAAAATATTTACTTGGCTTGCACCAGTAACTTTTCCTCGGGCGACTTGCAGTGCCCAATCCGCAGATTGCGAAGATTCTGTACTGATAGGAACTGGGGATGATGTTGCCATTAGCTGCCCGAGTAAATTATCAATCTGGTTGAAATACAACCGCAGGACGTTGTTGAGTTGGTCAATATAACGCGGGTCATATTCTTTCGATGCATCCGGCAAGCGCGGGGCAACAATTCTATTAAGCTCGTAATCTGATGTAATAACGTAGCTCATCAGCGCCTGCCATCATTTCTGATATCGATTCGGGGAGCGCCAAGCTGCCATTGCAGCCCAAGCTGGTTTCCTTCAATCTTAAACGCCATCTGGCGTCCACGCACGCGGGTGTAGATCTGCCCAGTATACGCTTCAATTGGGTACGTAGATGTCCGGGTAGATGTGGCGTAAGCGTTGCCACCCACCGATAATGGACTATTGTACCCGGAACCCGAGTTCTGCATAGGGTACAGCGTCATGGTTACTTGCGGGCTTGCCGCCGTAGACCCATCAAATTTAAGATCCGGCAGCATCCGCCACACAAACCCAAAGTTGTGCCCGTCGTCAATATCAAATTCGGACGACAGAATATAGGACGAAATGGGAAGACCCGTAACAGAATCAGTACAGTCGTCTACGCCATTCTCATGCCAGACAAGATTTTTTGAATACGTAGCCGCAATTGGGTAATCGTTCAGGCCGCTATCAATCCAAGCCGTGCGCCCCATAGTGCCGTAGTACCAGACGTTTTCCAGATAATTAAAAATAATATATCTGTCTACAACCGTGTTACTACCGGAACAGTAAAACCACCAGACTTCATTAAAGCCCTCGTTGGTGCTACAAAAAACTTGGTCAAACTGACTCTTATTTACACTCTCAAATACATACTGACGAAGATCGCAGCTAAGCGTCTGCACCCGGCCATCATACTTGTAAAACTTGTCGACGCCCATCCAGTACGTAATACCGGAGGCAATAACGGCGGCATTTGGCCCGGCAATTGAGATGTTGTCGCCAAGAAGCTGTGAACTCCAAACGTATGGCGGTCCCAAATACTGCAAGGAATATACAGAACTGTCGGTAAACACAACGATTTCTTGACGGCTTTGTACAGTTGTAACGATCTTAGAACCGTGCGACAACCGCACACTACCCGCTTGATTGGTAATTGCTGGATACCAAGTAATCAACGAATCTTGATCTGACCAACGAATCAGCATAGGATCAAGCGTCGTGCTACCAATGTCGTTGGTGCCAAACACCAAAATAAACCGGCTAGTATCAGATACCGTAAACGTGTTCTGATACAGAGGGCAGTAGCCATCAGTACCCGCCAAACTAGATAACAACACGCCGTTAGGTTTAATGTAGGCGGTTCCGCTACTACTGCCACTTGTATTGATTGCCGCACCACCAGCAGTCAGTGCAAGGTTAAATGTCGTGCCAGTAGAAGCAAGCGCGTAGTATGTAGTTCCGGGCGTAAGCCCAGTTGGTAGCGCCCCCGTTGTGGAAAACGTAATTGGGGTTCCCGTGACTACACTTATGGTTGACGTTACGACAGCAGGGGATGCAATCGTAATAGATACAGATGATGGATTGTACCCAATTGCAGCATCCCAATAGTACAGAGGACCACCACGTGGTCCGTATAATAGGTTTTGGCCCCAATTCATTTGGTTCCAAAGACGGATAGGATCTGTAGTAGTGCCTCCGTTACCCCATGTTCCTGAACTCCATCCCCCCGCACCCCACCCAACATATGGGACCGCAATCGCAGGGCCAGTATTTATTTGGTATACAGCAATGACAGCGGAACCACCAGTTGCCCCAACAGCAACAGTTGAAGCAGTGGTAATAGTATATGAGTTAGCACTTACATACGTAATGCTATATTCTGTATTTAAAAGGGTAGCATAAGTACCCGTAACCCCGCTAAACGTAACATAATCACCAGTAATCGCCCCATGTGAAGTAGCGGTAACTGTGACCGTAGTAGTGCCATTCCCAGTAAATGGGTTGCTGCCAAGCGTTGCGCTGGCTCTAACTGGGGTGATGTCATAATATGACCCCCCGTTTTGGATGTAAAACTTGAGGTTTGTACCAACACCCAACAAGTTCTGCGAAGCAAGCGTCACCCAAGACCAAAGCGAACGGCATATACCCAAAAAGGTATTGGCCGAAATTTGCAGCCAACCACCAATTTTCTCGGGCGTACCCTGCCGAAAACGAATTTTTTCCGATTCGTAGTAGCCGCCCTCGTTGGTGTACCGCGTGTTTTCGCGGTTAACCCCGGGCTTGAACAGCAGCTTTTTTAGCATTACTTGCTCGCTACGCCCTTACTCTTCTCAAAGCTGCGCATTCCACCAAACCCAAGAAGACCCGCGAGAAGCGTCATGAGTTGCTCGACATCAAGATCAGGAGGCGGGGCTAACCCTTTAGGGATTATGTCATAACCTTGACCAAAAGCCCAACACCACTGCATCAGCGGGTAGCCTAAGAATTGGTAAGCCAGACCCAAAACCCCAACCCAACCCACAGCAGGACGCCAACCAGAGACAAATGTGCTACTAGACGCCGCTTCAATTTTATTGACATCCACTTGCGCGAGGTCTGTAGTCTGGTCGACCCTTTTTTCCTCAAGGTCCAGCTTGCGCTCCTCCAGCGCCATCTCCATGCGTTCTTTATCCGTTGTGATGAGGTCGCCCGCAACTTTGCCAACACCTTCAATTATCGACCCTATTCCAATCAAATCCATTATTTGAGTCCTTGCAAGGTACGGTTGATCCAGCCGAGTAAGAACTTGGACTGAGACCTGTCTTTGTTGCAGATCTGCGCGTATCGGCTAATCTTGGCAAGGGCGTAGGCGGGGAGGAACTTTTCTGCCGTACAGATGTTCAACCGTTCAATGGTTTTTGGTCCGATTGCTCCGTCTGGGGTGACTCCAACGATGAGTTGGGCGAGTTTGATGGCAACTCCGGTTCCGGTATTGACGGCAAAGTTGAAGATGGTCTCGGCAATAGCTTGCTCCTTAAGATCATCACCTCGGACACGATCCCAGAAATTAGACTTGTAAAACTCACGAACCAAAGGAGTAGCCGATCCGAAATCCTTGCGATCAATGAACTGCCATCCTGCCCAGTCTGGATTTGGTTTTCTTGCGATCCCTGCATATGTCATACCTCCCCGGTCGCCCGGAATATCAGTCAGTTGGTATCCACCTTCGTCATGGATCATTTTTTCAAAGGCGGGGTTGAAGTCGGCCATCACTTCACCTTTTGTTCAAGGATAACGATGCGCTCACGATTCAGATGGATGAGTTCCCGGTTCTCGTTAATCTGCTTTTCTAAATCCTGCCGCAACTTCTCCCGCGCTAGTTCAGCACCTGAGTTGGCGGCTTGCTTGTTGTCTGATGTGACCACCAGACTGATTTTGGCGTTAAGTACCGTGACATCGTGCGTCAGTTTATCGAGTGCAGTCATTAGGTAGACCACGCAGGTAAAGAGAATTGGAAGCACAGCGAACGCCGTCTTCTCAATCAGTTGACTTTTGGCTTCAAGTTTCTCGGTCATGCTTTATCCCTTAGCTTGTTGACGATCTCAAAAGCAGACTTCATCTTTTCTTCGAGGACTGCAACCCGTAGGTCCAGCTTAGACAGCACAACGATCAACGTCACAATACCAAGAAGTACCGGCCATGCTTTTAGAAAGAGTTCAACTATCTCCATCGCCGTGCATCCTTATGTACTCATTCCGAAGAAACGTCACTTTTTTGCGTCCGTCATGCCGCTTAACGATACCCAAAGCTGGCGGGTTGTTCAGGTATTCTGCGGCCCGCAAGAGCAGATCAGGATCGTCTTCAAAAATACCGAGCGCTGTGTTACAGCGTTTACACAGCACCCCACGAACGTCATCCGAATCGTGGCAGTGGTCTACCGCAAATTTGTACTGTTTCAGTTTAAGCGCTTGTTGACAAACAGCGCAATTATACCCCTGAAGTTTTAAGAGTAGCTCAAAATCTGCGGGGGACAGACCAAAACGAGAAAGCCGATTTACATCGGCTTTGCATCCACTACAGAGAAAGTAATCCCTGCGCCCGTGGATGATTAAGTCATCTCTAGCAAACTCACCAGCACATACAGCGCAAGATGGCATTTTGAAACCCCGGTGGGTCGCACCGGGGCCTGACCTCAGTTGTCAGTTTGCTCGTCGTCTTCTTCAGCTTCTTCAGCTTCTTCAGCTTCTTCAGCTTCTTCAGCTTCTTCAGCGTCGTCTTCTTCAGCAACTGCGTTAGCAGCAACTTCAAACTGCGCTTCGATGTGTGAAGAGAAGAGAGAAGACAGTGTGAACTCGTTGATGCCGCTTTCAATAGCGACAGCAAATGCAACAGAGAACAAACCGTTCAGCGCATCAATAGGCTCAGAACCATCGATGGCGGCAATGATCAAGTCTTTCATGTGAATCTCCGGGGTTGATGGGCGGGTGCCCGCCGCGATTTTACCGTGCGTGTAAGACAGGGAAGTTACTTCTTTAACCCCTTGAGCGTTTCCGCTAGCCGAGCGCGCTTGCCCAGAGTGCCGGGCTTCTTTGCCGCAGCAGCGAGCTTTTTCTCAGGGATAGGTTTGCCAGCTTTGGCACCAAGTTCAGCCCGAAGCGCACCCGGCTTCTTGATTGCGGATTGAATCCATTTCTCAGCCATGATTGCTCCTTATGGTTCGTTAGGCCAAGTTACTGACCAAGGGAAACCTGCTTGTGTTGGTACATCACGCAACGCTTGGCGGTAAGCCGCCCACTCAAACTCTTGAGGTATGTTGCTTTCCAACGCTTTGATGGCGCGCCAATCGCATTCCTTTAGTTTATTGTCACGAATCTGGCGAACAGATTTGGCCTGTCGTTCATCACGGGCTGTCGCTTCGGATTGCCATTCGGCAAACTCAGCATCATTCATTTCACGAACAATTTCTTCACTTGTAGCTAAGTTAACTGTTTTAACAAGTGGTCTGCTCATTTTAATTGAACCCATAAATTAAAAAGCTGCCTGAAGAAAACGCATAAAAATCACTGCTAATCTTAATAGCGTTTATTGCTCCGGAAATAGTATTATTTGTTACGGCCACCTGAGTGGTGCCACCGGACGGAGGCGACGCACTAATTTGAGGGCATATTGTATAACTACCACTAAAATTCGTATTGAATAATTGAGTCCATCCACTACTGATGTTAGTTAGTGTAAGATACCCCGCCGCTGTATAAGTTGAACCATTATTAGAACTTAAATAAATTCTTAAACCTGATATTCCAGCCAGAGTAACATTGGCAGTTATACAAACAATTGATTTGTATGAAGCAATTCCGGTAAGCGAAACTTCTGATACTCCGGGCGTTGCAGTTAAATTTGAAATTAACGTCATTCCACCCGGCAAACTCCAAGACGGCGCACTGCCGGTCGTCGCAGTTAAGACCTGACCAGTCGTCCCCGCCGCAGTCGCTACCGGAGCAGCACCAGCCCCGCCACCATACACAACGCCGTATTGAGTCAGCGCAGCGCTAGAT